GGTCATCAGCACTAATCCGCCCAGTATTGAAATCCCCCCGACCCACACAAGTGGGTCGAGGGGGGTTTGTAAAGGGGGAGGTGTTGCCACCTCCGAGATCGAGAGATCAGGAATCAGCGGGTTGGTCTTGCATGACGCGAGACTCAAGAGCAGACACACGGATACGAAGATCCACGCTGTGCTTTGCAAGATTTTCAACTGTTGTGTCAAGACGCTCAATGCTCCTTGTCAAAGTTGCCATACTTGCAGAAAGCCTAGCAAATGCCCAGACCACCCCACCTACTACGACAACGATGTTGCCAATCGCAAGTGGGATCTGCCAATCCATCACATCTTCTTCTTCGAGGACTTGTCCTTCAGCATCTTGAGCCGCTTCATCATTTCTGATTTCTTCGACATCATTTTGCCTTTGCCCTTGCCTTTAGGTTTCATACCGTACATGGTGATCTCCTAAATTAGAGGGCAGTTGAAGAACGACCGGAAGACACCATGAAGTAATCCACGATGTATTTTCCACGAACGCCATCTGCTTGACAAACAAAGGTTGGAACAACCGCTGTGCTGGTTGGAAGATTGGTCAGTTTTGCACCAACCTTTTCGCCATTCACAAACGCTTGTGCTTCACCGTTGCGCACCACAATGCCCAACCGGACAAAATCGTCAACACCAACACCACTGTTAGCAGCGGTGTCAATCTTGATGTGGCTTGCACCAACACCTGTGCCGGTTCCGCTGGAGGAAATGTTTCCTGCCAACTGAAGGAAGCCGTCGGTGGTTGTGGGATTACCAGTGGAGCAGGATGAGAAGCCAAGGAAAGCCTTGTCAACCATTGCGTCACTTGCAATCACAGCGGTGTCACTTTCAGCCAAACCAATGAACATTTCATCAGTGAGGGTAGAAGTTCCAGCGGTAGTAGCAAATCGAACACGGCACTCGAAGAAGAGGTCGCCCGCTTCGTCAAGAATAATCCCGTCGTTGAATTGCACGTTCACACCCTGACTTGTCGTGGCTGCACCAGCGTCAAGCAGGACCGCGCCGCCGTGGACAGAGATGTCCTTAGCGATGGTTCCTGACGTTGCCGCAGTTACGGTCACAGTCTCATCGGTGTCAAAGTTCTGCGCCCCGACAAAATCCTCAAAGATTTGGAATTGTCGTTGCGGAGTGTTAATTGGGAACGCGAAGCCCCCAGCCATTCCAGAATCATAACGTACTGCCATTATTCACTCCTTCCTTACACCGTTTCCAGACGGAAGAGACGACGGCGATCGGTACACATGTAGTTCAAAGTACAGTCAACGAAGACTTGGAACGTGGTGTGTTGACCGGGGACAGTGTTCGGTCCTTCTTCCTTCATCCATTCGCCGGACAGGAAGACAGGCTTGAGAACACCCCAGTTGATGCCGTAGATCGGGTTAGTAGTTTCTGCGTCCAGTTTAGGAACATAGACAACAGGGTTTTGACGGAAAGACAAAAGACCGTCCTTGGATGCAACGTCGTTGCCAAGGTTGTCGTTTTGTGCTTCGAGGACTTCTTCCAATCGACCAATCACGGCATAGTTGGTGTAGTAGCCGTAGTTGTTGCCGGTGTTGTAAGAAGCGTGTGGAACAGGAGACTTGAAGTTGGTGAAGACAGCAGCCTTACGCCACTTACGAATCAAATCAGTCTTGTTGATTTGGTCGTAGTCAGCGACGTAGTTTCGCCATCCAGAGAACTTCTCAAGGTCAGAGTCGATACCTGCGGTGTCGGAGAAGCCCGATGGGTTCTTACCGAGGAATCCTTCTTGACCGTTGGTTGGAGCCTGAATCCAGTGTGGGATGCCAAATGGCTTGAGATTGTCGCTGGAAGCAGATGGGGATGACCAAAGGTTGGTTTCCATCAGTTCAGCGAGGGACAACATCGCGTCGGCTCGACGGGTCTTCACCAGTTCCACGATGCGAGCCGGGTTGGCGTTCATCTGGATTTCACGACGCTCGAAAGCGTAGTTGGTGGTGCAGTGTCGCCACGGAATGTTTGCCGTGGTCATAATGTCTGCGATGTTCACATTGTCAGATTCGTACAGACCGACGTTCTTTGCAGCGTCGGATTGCGCGAACATGACGTTCCACTGAATCCCGTGACCGGATTGATACTGAACCTTGTACTTCTGAAGAATGTTGGGAAGTGCGACGTAATCCGTAAGGGTTGACGCAATTTCCGTAAACTTCAACCGCCCAAGATCCCGAAGGGTCACAGTAATCAGATCAGCAATTTGTGCGGCTTGCAGTGCCATGCTATTACCTCATACTTAGGGGTTTAGAAATCCTGCGGATCGTCAATCCCGTTCAGCAATCCAGACTGCTCCATATACGATCTCACCGATTGCTTCGCAGCCGCCTCTGGGGACATGGCTCTTCCGCGTCGTTGAGTCGGGGACGCTGTGAACGCATCGCGGCGACTGTTTATAGCAGCCCGCATTTGTGCTGCTTGAATTTCATCCCGATCTTCGGTAAATGCACTAGCGAGAGCCTTACGCATGAGGACATCCTCAGCAGGCACTTCTCGCCCTGAAGCCTCATATCCGGCTGCAAGGGCATTCATTTCCTCGATCAAGAGGACTCGATTCTCAAGGAACTGACTGTCATCAGACAATTCCTCGGTGGGGCCAGAGCCGAACAGCCCTGAATAACCATTCCCCACCTCTTCAATCATCGTGTCGAACTGAGCCTCTGTTTGCTCAATTTGTGCAGATTCTTGCATATTTTCAAAATCACCGAAGACACGCTCAAAATTGGCTAACTTCTCTTCTAGTTTGCCAACCAATCCTTCGACGGCGGCTTTCACCTCGTCTGGCGTGCCTTCAGGCAATTCATAGTCCAGCGAGAAGTCGGGAGATTCCTCTTCCTCGTCCTCTTCAACCTCTCCCATTTGCCGTTGGGCAATGTCAATGTAGTTCTGGATCGCTTCTATCGACCCCAGTCGGTCAATATCATCAGGTTCGAGTCCTACATCAAGAGCAGATTGCAGCAGGTCTTCTATCTCTGGTTCTTCTTCGTAGGACTCCTCTTGACCATCAGAGGTTTGATCCTCGATGTAATCTTCAAGGGCTTCCTGCTGGATGTCATCTTCTGGATCGTCAAAATCCAGTTGCTCCTCCATCTGCTGCTCTGGGGTCATCGCCTCTTCGACGATTTCGTCACCTTCACTAGCCTCAATATTTTGTTCTTCAGTCACCGTAGCCACCGTTTCTGTCGTGCATGTTGAAAGCCTTCAGGTGCGCTGCACGGTGCGACCGGCTCGTAAAGATTGCCCGCCCATCTTTGGTGTAGTCAGTGTTGACCCCATGTTTGGCGGCATGCTGTTTCATTTCATTGACTTGTGACGGATGGCAGCCTGCCCCCTCAGACATAATTGGCTGCCGCCACACATCGTTGACATCGCTGTGACCACGCATTTCAACATCCACCCGACGCTTAACGGTTTCGCCGTCAAGTACTGGGTTCTTGTCAAAGTCCTCCATCTCGGAGATGGTCATAATTTTTTCAATGATTTCGCCGTTTGGCTTTTCGTAGCAATATGTTGGCATTATTCCGCTGGCCTCATAATTGATGCAGCCTCACTGTCTTGCACGCCCTTGCCAGTCAAGAGCAGTCTGCTCATCATCTCGTCTTGTCCTTGACGAGTTGCCCCCGGCTTGTTGATTCGCACAGATTCCGTGCGTTTGTTGACATTCTTGGACGCAGCGGCATCTTTCTCTGTGCCGACTGGTGTGCCCTGCTTCGCGTCAATAACCATTTGTCCCAAGTCCTGCAACTGTGTGTACTCGCCAAGCATACTAATCAACTTGCGTACATCCAGAGCAAGACCCTGCTGCTGCATCATCGGCATGAGTGGGTTGATGAACTGGCCCATGATCTGTGTCAATGCCTGCAACTTCATGCCGGGGGTTGATTGCTGGAGACTATGAGGCTGAACATCAATGCTAAAGTTCACAAATTCACCCTCGGACTTAGAACCCTCGTAGACAAAAGGAACCTTAATCGCACCGTTCTTGCCTACCGTCTTTTCGAGTTCCAATTTCACAAACTTATCTTCAAACAAGTGTTGTGCTACCGCCGTGACCGTCTCCTTGACAAAGGAAATAACCTGACTTTGCATGTCCGAAACACGATTAGACGCTGATTGTGAGATCAGTTTGTCTTGTCCCACGGTGTCAGACTGCGAGCCAAGGCCACCCAAAGCGTCAAGGTTGCCGCCCAGATAGGTAAACAGGGACTTGGTTTGCAACATAAACCCAAGGGTCTGCTGGTCAATACCGCCAAACTTGTATGTCTTGATCGCATCAGGATCGTCAAGGCGAATCATTTCGCCATCAGCAGCGTTTTGCAAGTTTTTGGCATCACCCTCAGCCGAACCACGGAACCCAACGATGTCTTTTTGCCGCTCTGCCTGCCGCCCCAGTTTACGGAACAAGGTGTTAGACAGTTCGTGCATGTCAATGAGTGTGGCAACAGGAGCCAGAGGCATGGTGTTCCCCGGTACATCCGAGAACTGCAAGAAGTGGTATGGCCCTTCAATCGGGCCGGTGTAGTCAATTTGACGGATTAGGTGGTGTGGTGCGCCTGTGTCATCGGCTGCGAAGGTCAGGATTTTCCCTTCTTGCGGCAACCACATTTCCCACAACTCTGCATACTCATACGCTTCGTCCTTGTCGAAAGACGTTTCATTTCCGAGGCTAAACGTTTTCGGGTCGCCCGTTTCATTGCTTCTACTTCTCCGTACTGCTTGGATCTTGTCTGTGTCTTCGTAAAGGTCTGAATCTCGCACTGAGTGGAGAGGCAAACGGAACCTGTTGCCCATAAAGGCACACTCCGTCATTTCCTGTGCGTTCATGTCGTGAACCCAATCGTCTAGGCCAACACACTCGGCGTAAGGCTGGCCTGAACGGGTCAGGAATCCACGGATAGGCTGGTTCGGCTCACTTACCCCAACTTTGACAATGCCCATCGAGAACAAAGCGTCAACTGTTGCCTGACGCAGCGTTTGCTCAAAGTTCATCTCACCAAGCAGGTGGTTGACCGCCAGTTCAAACTCTTTCGCAAAGATGCGAAGTTCACGCTGGCGGGTGCTGATGGTCATGGCTGGGCGGCGTGAGGCCAACTGGCGGGAGTAGATGTTGATCGCCAACTCAATGAAGTTGACTGGCACACGGTCTGCTGAACCCTGATCGGAGTAGTTGCGACCGACATACTCACGCAGAGCAGCCAGACGGCGAACCCGATAAGGCTCAAGCCGTCTTCTGCTGTGGCTCACTGCGCTTTTGAGTCGGGTGATATCTACATTACCGACTTTTACCATTGTGTTTTCTCAACCTTCTTTTGTTTACGCTCTTTACGTCGATAGGCCATAGTGCCGTACTCAGGCCCATTGTTCTCTTTTATCATCGGATCGGGGGCCACATTGGTTAATTTAGCCGCCAAAGCGTCTGCAATCACCCTGTCCCCGTGGTTATCTTTGGCCCCAGATGGGTCGTTTCCAAACCGTGACCGACTGTGAACCACTCCCCCCGCCTGACTAAACACATATTCGCGGCACTCTTTGAGGGCTGATCGACTGTGATTTACAAAGTCTCCGTTGGACAGCATTCGTCGATAGTTGCCCAGAAGGGCCACCTTCTCTTCTCTGCTGCTGTACCACCCCGGTATAGAGGTGGTCTTGGATGTAATCGACTTGTCATTCCGGCGGAAGTAGATGTTGCCGTACCCCAACTCCATAACCACATCGCCAAAGATGCGACCGGGACCGTTGGCCTCCCAGATTAGGTGCGCCCCAATCTCTGACTTGCCTTTGAACATGCGGCAAAGGGCAACAACAGTGCGGGCGAACTGGTCAGGCCGCATGTCTGGAGTACAGAACTCTGCGACCTTCTCTCCATCTCTCCGCCTTACGACAGATGCCACACTGTTGCTGCTACCTGTGCCTGTAGCAATGTCCGCACCAATGACGTAATCGCAGTCTTGGTCGGGCATATTGCGTTCGTCCAACTCAACCCAAAGAATGACTGGGGCGTTTGGGTAGGATGAAATGCCTGTTGGTCGGCCTCCAGCGTCATGTTCGATAGCCACAGTTCGCAGCGGAGCCTTGACTTCTTCTTCGGCTTTGACCACCACCTCTTCGGGAAAGAACAGGTACTCAGATCCAGCAAAGTCAAGGTCAAGTTCCTGTGCCACCTCAACCGGGTGGGTACGACGCTTTAGTTCGTTCTCATACCAAGGTGACGTAGCCTTCCCATCCCCGCCAAGTCGTAGACCTGTGTTTTTTCTTGGGTCTTGAGTCCAGTGAAACTTGAGCGTTTTAGTCCGGCCTGAGTGAACAATGTCATAGAAGACATTTCCGGAACCTTTCGGGGTGCTAATAAACCATCGGGTGTTCGAGGCATCTGCGGTTGCGGCAAGCACAGCACCACCATTCTCCACAGACGCGAATTCGTCGAGGGCGATACAAGTTTTACGGTCGCCCCGAGCGACATCGCCCGTGGTGCTTTCGCCTGTGATTGCTGATCCGTTGTCATCGTTTGTTAGCCGTAGTTTGGTTCTTGTGAGGTTTGGGACTAGCCAGCCGGGGAGGTGATCGAGGAAGAAGTCAATCTTGGCAAAAAGGCTGGCACTGTTGCCGGGCGAATCTACCAAACCCTCCTTACGGCTGACCAGAAGAAGAGACTTGAGAGGCTTAAAATGCCAATACCACGCAAAGACTGTGGTGGTCAACCATGACGCACCCATGTCCCGAGACTTGACCATAGCCAAATCATGCCCATTGTCAATGGAATCACACATCGCGTCGATGGCTTCTTCTTGAAACGGGTACAGCAGGAACGGCCTAGCGGCAGGATCAAGCCGTGGGTCGAGGGTGTAGCCAAAGGTGTTGATGTAGAAGAAGATGTCTCGGTTGCACATCTTCCACAGTTCAGCCTGCGTCTGGGGGTTGCCCTTCGCTTTCGTCAGGACATCCCGGCGGAACGCTAGGTTCGTCAGCGTGGCCTTTGGGACCAGATGGGAGTACGGGTGGTTCGGCAAGGTAGTCAATCGCTCTCTGTAGGTTCTCTACGGAGTCTCCCAGAAATCCCAAGCCTCTGTTGGTAGAGCCGTTCAGCAAGCCACGAATCTGCCCAGTCCGGTGACAGTGATCCACATGGCAGGTTTTTGCATCCAAATTTCGGAGTGTCACTGGATCTTTCCCCCCCTGCTGCTCCCAGAGGTCCCACCACATCTCCTTGGTCATCCCGAACTTCTTCTTGATCTTGTCCCATCTCTGACATTCCTTGCAGATTTTGTTGGGGTACGACTTGCCGTTCTTTTTGACTGACCAAGGAAATTCGCTACTGGGCAGAACTTTCAGGCACACTCGGCACTTGCACTTGTCTTTCTTCTGGCTCAAGCGTGGCCTCCAAACGGGAGAGGATTTCTAGTTCCTCATTCCCATCATCGGAAAAGCGTGCTTCAGCATCGAGTTGTGATTTGGTGGGCATCAACTTTGCCCAGATTGACGAATAGAAACTTGCAGCGTTAGATGGCGAACTGTGGACCCATTTGAGAAGACCAACAGCCCCTTTACTCGGAACTGCGGTTTGCGGGATATTCGCAATGGGGACTGCGGCATATTCAAATACGAATGACGCAGCCTCTCGCTCTGAGCAACTACCCGGCGGGGCAAGTAGGGAAAGTTCAGCATACGGACACGTTGCCGCTTTTTTAGGAACTCGGGGTTTGGATTCGGGCTGTACTTGTCTGACTTGTTCATACGCCTCTGACGCTGCTTCTTTCGGCGACAGCCCTTCCTGCCTCAGTATTTCCCTTAGTTCAAGATACTTGTCCCAGACTCCTAGTTCCTGTAGTTCGGCTTTGGTGTCCGCTTTATTCATCCACGCTTACCTTTTGTTCGGTTGTACTTGCGTGAGACTACCCGAAGGTTGTCTCCGCCGTTGCCACCACCCTTGCTCAGTGGTGTCTTGTGATCCACCTCACGGGGATCTCCAACCTTGAGTTTCTTCTTACGGCGGGCCATAACACGCATCGACCGAGCCTTTCGGGCAGCGGGGGTGCTGTGAAACTTGCCGTACTCGCGTTTGTAGTCTCTCAAATTCGACCGTATTTCTTTCTAAGTTTGCGGCCCTTCTTGTCTGATTCTTTGATTGACGCTTCAACAGCCTTGTCAACATCCTTGAATCTCTTGCTCATCTCTCCACGACGGCGTGCAACACGTTTAGCCTGCTGGTCTGATTTGAAATCTTCGCCAGTCTTTGTATTGAAGGATGGGACATTGACAAACTTTTTGCCCTTCTTGCCAGCATTAACCGTTATGGTTCGGCTTGTTTCAGGTTGATTCAGTTGATTGAGGTAGATCCGGCGACCACCCAACTTTTTGTTGGTAGATCGACGGATAGATATACCCATAGCAGCCTTGAACCTGTCTAACTTTGATGGCTTAGCCACGTTTGCTCGCTTTCTTTACGCCCTGCTTCCAACTAATCCGGGCTGGGCCAGTCTTCTTCTTCTTCGCAGCGTTGCACTGGGCCATAGTGGGGCGACAGGCAGGGTAGGGCCGCTTGGACCCACCCTTCGCCGTCTTTCGCCCACAAGGTTTGCCGGTCTTGCAATCAACCCAGCCCTTACCCTTGTTCTGGGCAAACCATTGGCGGAGTCCACCGCCGGTGTTTGCCATGCGTGCCATTACAGCCCTCGGTTGGTATTGCCGCCGCTGCGGCGACCACCGCCACCCGGCTTTCTACTGCGTTTCTTTGCACCAGCAATTACATCAGCACGGGTGATTCTGTCACGCGGCTCTGCCAAAGCAGCCAGTGCCTTGTTCATGCGTTTGCGCATTGGCTTTTTGACATTGCCCCGCATCCCATTTGTGCCTTCCATTTTCATTTCTTTTTACCTTTCTTCCAACTGCCACCTTTGGACTTGTACCATTTTGCAGCCCAGCCGTTGGCGTATGCGGAGGGGTAGACCTTGAACTTAGATTTCGCCAGACTCTTTGCGCGGCTCCATAACGATGGATTGGTCGGTACGTTTGCCATATCACTTTTTGGGCTTATGCCCATAACCCTTCTTCATAAGTCGCAAGTGCTGCTCTCGGGTACTTACCTTCACAGCCTTACCATCCTTATACATCATGTGGGTCTTCATGGCTTTTGCCATACGCTTCTTCATGTGTTTCATCAACACTTCCAACGCCGCCGTGCGGCACAGATTCTCTTGTCAGGGGTCTTGGAGCAATCCACGTTGTGCATCTTCATCTGACCCTTTGACCTCGCACAGTATGACGTACGACGCTTGCCGCCTCCGGGCTGTGGAGCCTTGAGTTTGCTGCCAGT